GCAGTGATATCCCTCCCCGAAACAAAAAGGCAGGTGGATATACATGGCAGATGACAAAAAAATACTGAAAGAGCAGCTGCAGCACCTTGCCGACAGAATCCTGATCGAAGGACGGCACATGGATGACGAACCGCTGATCATTGATTACGACAACGGAGGCGGACAGAGCGGCGTCAGGGAAAATCCATACTATCCCGCGTATGAGAAATTACTGGCAAGCTACGTGAAGACGCTTGCGGCCGCCAAAGACCTGTGCGGATCGGATGACGAAGAGGTCCGGAGCCTTGACAGCATCCGGCAGCGCTTTAAGGTGGTCAAATGATGGGCTATACACAACCGAGAATATTCACTCCGCCGTTGCGGGAACTGACGGAAGAAACATCGCTCGGTTATGCGGCAATTGAATACGCGAACACAGTGCTTGGAAAGTCGCTCTATCCGTGGCAAGAATGGGCGCTGATCCATGCGTTGGAGATAACAGGGAATCTGGATACTGAATGGTCGTTTCGGTATCGCACGATTCTCTTTTTGATTTCACGACAGAATGGCAAGACGGTGCTTTCCGAAGTGATTGCATCGTTCTTCTTGAATGTTCTCTGTGTTGATTCGGTGTTTGGAACGTCGTTGAGTCTCGATAAGGCGGAAGAGGTCTGGGAGGCAGTGATAAATGATCAGGAAAATGTTCCGGAACTGTCAGCGGACATTGACAGGGTATCACGCACAAACGGTAATAAGCGCCTGATCCTGACCGGCCTGCGGCAGTACAAGGTCGGAGCACCAACCAGAAGAGCCGGTCGAGGTGATTCAAACGATCTGGTTATGTTGGATGAGATCAGGGAACAGCGCGACTGGGAAACATGGTCGGCAGCAGCAGCATCGACCAATGCAAAACCGAACGGACTGATTGTTTGTTTCAGTAATGCCGGCGACCCTGATTCGATTGTGCTTCGACAGATCAGAACGCAGGCAATCGCATTCATTGATGGCAGTGAGGCAGGTGATTTTGGCGGAAGTGTTGATGCTGAATCGCTTGGGCTGTTTGAATGGTCATCGCCGGAAGGTGCCAAAACTGACGATATGGAAGCATTGGCACAGGCAAATCCGGCACTTGGATACGGATATCTGACAGAACGAGCGCTCCTGTCAAACCGATCAACATTCCCTGAAAGTAAATTCAGGTCAGAATGTATGTGTCAGCAGGTCGAGACATTACTCCCGCAGCCATTCCCGGAGGGGGCATGGACCGCCGGCATTGACCCAACATCGGAAATTGCGCCTGAGTCGGAATTATACTTCGGCATTGACCTGTCGCAAAACAGGCGCTGGACATCCATTGCAGTTGCAGGACTTCGTGAAGATGGAGAAATGCATATTGAGGTAATTGCGAGGCAGATTGGGACGGAATGGGCGCTGAACTGGTTTAAAAAGCGTCAGGAATCCAAAACGATGAACCTTGCATTTCAGGGCAGGGGCTGTCCGGTGGTCGGACTTGCCGAACAGATTTGCACATTGCCTAACATTAACCGTCTTCCGATCGAAGGCGGAGAACTGACAGCCGGATGGGGAAGGTTCTGGGACGGAATAGCGGCAAGCGAACCTGATTCAACCAGAGGCGGGCACAGGATATATCATCTTCCGCAGCCTGTTTTGGATGCGCCGGGCAAAACAATGCAGTTAAGAAATCTAGGCGGTGGCGTTGAGCTTCCTGATCGGGTCAAGTCCCCGGATGATCCGTCGCCGATGATTGCGTGTTTCGTAGCATATACCGCTGCCACGCAGACTATAAAAGACACCAAGAAAATCTACGAAAGTTCTTATGCTCAAGGCGGCACACTTATGTTCGCCTGATTGGAGGACAAAGGAATGCCTGTTTTACAGAGGTTAAGAAATTTATTCGGGCGAAACATTTACTACTCAATAAGCCCTGCAGAAAATCCCACAGTGGGACTCATGGGTGCACGGGAACTATATGCCACGCAGGCGAATCTGCACGCGGTCGTGTCGTTCCTGGCTGATTCAATCGCGCAGTTGCCGTTGAAAGTCTATACACGGGATGGTGAAAACGACAGACAGCGGGATCGGGACAGCAAAGCAGCTAAACTGCTCTGGAAACCGAACCCGGACCAGACCGCTTATGAATTTATCAATGCGCTTGCTGTTGAATTTTTCCTGATGGGATGCTCGACAATTTGGATTCTCCCTGATTCCAAAAGCGAAAGCGGTTTTCAGCTTCGATTAATCCCGCGTGAATGGATTACAGACACCGATCGGTCAACGAACTATGCGCCGGATGTTCTGAAGGTACATACAAGCACCGGAATCACATTGGAGATCGGTCGCGATGAGTTTGTGCAATTCAGGATGTATTCGCCGGGTAATCCGGGCGGTTATCAATCACCGATTGCGGCATTGCGACAGACCCTGACAGAGCAGATTCAGGCGGATAAGTTCCGCACGGAGATTTATCGCTCTTCCGGTCGGTTCAATGCTTACATCACTCGCCCGAAGGACGTAGCACCATGGGATGACGAAACAAAACGCAAATGGCTGACCGCGTTCCGTGAAGGGTGGAGTGCTGACGGAGGCAATTCAGGGAAAATGCCGCTTCTGGAAGATGGTATGGAGATTAAACCGTACCAGTTCAATGCAAAAGAAGCGCAATACGCAGAAACAAAACAGCTGTCTCGTGAGGATGTTGCAGCGGCATACCACATCAATCCGTCACTGATCTGGCATACAACTACACAGACTTATGCGAGCGCAAAGGATAATGCCAGAGCATTGTACGCAGACTGTCTTGGCCCTGTGCTCCAGATGATTCAGCAACGCATAAACAGCTTTTTACTGCCGATCATCGGCGCGGATCAGAACACTTACGTGGAATTTGACCTGACAGAAAAGCTGAAAGGATCATTCGAGGAGCGTGCTTCAATCCTTCAGGCATCTGTCGGCGGTCCGTGGATGACCAGAAACGAAGCAAGAGCAGATAATAACCTGCCGCCGATCGATGGCGGTGACGAACTGATTGTTCCGCTTAATGTTGTGGAAGGCGGGCAGGCATCCCCACAGGATACGCACATGGATGAACAGGAGCCTGTCACGATTGTGTCTGCCGGAGCTGCGTGCGGTTGTCCTGAGTGCAAATCAAAAGCCGAAACCATCATGATCAAGGCGCGATCTTCGCAAGAGGAAGAGGACGCAATGTCTGAGGTGCTTGCTAAGTTCTGGAAGCGTCAGGCAAATTCTGTTCTGCCGAAAATAGGTGCAAAATCGGCTAAATGGTGGGACGAAGACAGGTGGAATGACGAATTGACAGACGATATTGAGCCGCTGATCAATTCTACCGCTGACGCACATGGTATTGAGGTCGCACAGGCAATTGGTTTTGAATACAACACTCAGCAGACCCGTAAATATCTGCGAGAAATGGCAAAGGCAAGGGCAGCGGCTATTAATTCGGCGACATATCGCAAACTTCATGCGGCCATTGAAGACGATGACGAGGAAGTAACACCGGCGCACGTTTTTGAGGTGCGCGAAAATAAGGATTCAATCACATTCGGCAGATCGCTGGCACTTGCTGCTGCTGGTTGGGCGGCAACACATGAGGCACCGCATCAGGCGGAACAGCACGGAATCCAGAAAACAGTTGAAAAGGAGTGGGTAACAGGCGAAAACCCGCGACAGGAGCACGCAATGATGAATGGTCAGCGTGTTCCGATTGATGAACCGTTTTCAAACGGGTGTTTCTGGCCGGGCGATGAGAACGGCGATCCCGATACGACTTGCGGGTGTAACTGTTCAACGCAGGTAATAATCACAGTTGGTTAGGAGGTTATCATGCCACATCTTTATAAGAATTTTGAATTGAAATCGGATGATTCAGGAGAAATCAGCGGTTATTTCTCCACATACGACCGCGAGCCGGACAGCTATGGCGATGTTATAGCGCCGGGAGCGTTTGAAAAGACGATCGCTTCACGCAAAGAGTCGGGTCATCCGTGGCCGCTCTGCTGGAATCACGATCTTAACATGATCATCGGATCAGTTGATCCTGACAACATCGAAGACACAGACAAAGGCCCGCTGATGACAGCGAGCTTTTTTAATTCAGAACTGGCACAGGAAAAGCGCGAAATCGTAAAAAGCGGCGTTGTTTATCAGTTTTCATTCGCCTATGACGTGAAGCAGGCCGCACAGGTCACTCTTGAAGACGGGACAAAGGCAAACGAGCTTCAGGAGATTGATCTGTTTGAGGTCAGTATCGTGCCGATCCCGGCAAATCAGAATGCGGTCATGACGGAAGTTAAGTCAGAAGAGCCGGAAGTAAAAGCCGGCAAGCGTAACCGCAAGTCTGATGAGGAAGTTATTCGACAGATCATTTCCCTCGCAAATTCCCTTCTGGATGACGAGGTTAATGAACCAGACGATCCCGATGACGGAGAGGACGAAGCAAGGGCCAACACGGCAGTGGAGGAGCCAGAGCAGAGCAATCCGGCAAAAGAGAACCTTCTGGAATATATCAAAAACATGAAAATGGAGGACTAAGACATGAGCAAACATGAAGAACTCATGGAGCTGAAATCCGCACTTGCAGAGCTTAAAGAGCGCATCGAAGCAGATGACGCTGAAGCGATCGCAGAAGGTGAAAGACTGCAGGGCGAAATCGAAGCAAAGACAGCTGAAATCGAACAGGACGACAAGAAAGCGTCCCTGTTAAACATCATTGGAAAGAAAGAGGAATCAAACATTATGGAAGAGAAAACCGGCGTCAAGGCATTGAATCTCGAATACCTGAAGAACAACCGTGGCACAGTACAGACTTACATCAAGTCCGCAACTGATACCGTGACCGGTCCCACTATCCCGGTTGTGAGCCAGAATGTAGCTGAAATCAAGTACAACCTCGGAGTAAGAGACCTGTTCAGCACCGAGGCGATCAGCGGCAATTCCTATACATTCTTCCGTATGGGCGCAACTGATCTGCCGTCTGGTTTTGACGGAACAACTGCACAGGGAGCAGAAAAGCCGCAGATTCATCCGACTTACACACCGGTTACCGCTGCACTCGTTAAGAAGGCTTGCCACTTGAAAGAGACAGACGAACTGCTGAACGATGCTCCGTATCTTGAGAGCGTGGTAAGAGGTCGCGGTGTTTATGAGCTGCAGAAAGCTATCGAGGCTTATCTGGTATCCACTCTGCTTGGAACTTCCGGCATTGACGTGACCGTAAACACAGGTATCAGCTTTGATAACCTGCTGAAAGCAAAAATGGCTGTCGAAACCAACACAGGATATGACGCAGACGCAATCATCATCAATCCGGCAGACCTGCAGACACTGCTCCTGACAAAGGATGGCGCTAACGGCACTGTCGGTCAGTATCTGATGGGCGGACCGGCTTATGCTCCGTATGGTAACGGCGCATACGGTGCTTACCTTCCGATCTGGGGCATGAAGGTCGTTTCTTCTTCTGCCATCGCTTCCGGCACGGCGATCGTCGGTGCTTTCAAGGCTTGTGCATCTGTCATCACCAAGGCAGGCGAGGGCTTTAGAGTTGAGGTCGCTAACCAGAACGAAGATGACTTCGTGAAGAACATGGTTACTGTTCGCGTAGAGGAGAGACTGCTCGAGGCTGTTCGTCTTCCGGGCGGATTTGCTAAAGTCTTCACGGCTTAAATGATTGCGGGGGGGCACTTCGGTGTCCCCTTCTGAAAGGCGGTGAGAACATGCTGAAAATTTACAAAATGCCGAACGGGCATGAATACCAGTACGAAGAAGGCACGCAGCCCGAAGGTGCTGTAGAAGTCAAAAAGGCGGTCGAGCCGTCTGAAAAAACTGCTAAACCGGCAAACAAAGCACGCAAGGCGGTGAAGTCAAAATGAGTCTGTTGACTACATGGGGATATTCACTCACAGAGCTAAATTCAATTCCTGACATGATGGACGCTGACGAATTTCTGGAAATGACAGGAAGAATGGACAATGCTGACAGGGTTGAGGCGGAGATATCTGCCGCGTGTGGTGCGATCCGCAATTATGTTGGATGGCATCTTGCACCGTCTGCTGATTGCGAGTTCAAAACAATCGCATCAGACAGGCGGATCACCAGAACGCACGGCGATGTCCTGATTCAGCTTCCGGCACGATATGTCACGGAAGTGTCATCTGTCTCAATCGGCGGAACGGAGTACGATTCATTTTATGCGGACCCGAATGGACTGCTTCATGTGTTTGGAGTTCCGTTTACTGGTCGAAGCGATCTGGTTGTCGTTCAGTATGTTGCAGGTATTTCTGATGAGATGCTTGCACCGATCAAAGAACTGATCGCACATCGTGTCACACACGCTCTTGCTGTACCGCCTGGAATCACTTCAGAAGCATCAGGCGGCGTTTCGGTAACGTATAACGCGAACTGGATAAACAACAGCAGAGCAACAGCACTTGCCGGCGATAATAAAGAACTATTAATCCCGTACCGTGTTCAGGGGGTGTTCTGATGGCTGTTCAATCTTTTTGGAGACAGACAATTACACGTCTGCGTCCGACAGAGAAAACAGAACGAGGGTCAACAGTTTTTGACTGGAGCAACCCTGACGAGTTGGACATTCCCGAGTGTTCTGTTCAACCGTCGAGCACAAGTCTGTCACAGGATGGTCGTGTGCTTGGTGTAACTGATGGCCTGACGGTGTACGCACCTGAAGATGCTGACGTTCGGGCGGGCGACCGGATCAGATACAACGGCAATGTGTATGCTATTAACGGCGATCCGCTGATCTGGCCGGGAGTTGCCAGAATGCAGCACATTCAGCTGAATCTGACGAGGTGGCGCGGATGAGCACGGAGATTAAAATCGAGTTTAAGCCGCAGGGTTTTGCAGAATGCCTGCAGGGACTCAGTGGTCAGGTGCAATCGGTCGCAGAGGGCATTGCGTCAAGGGCGACAGGGTATCTTACCACGGGCGGAGGTTTTCATGTGGAAATGACAAACGCTCCAAGGTATCAGGATTCAGCATATGGTGTGTCCCGCCCTGTTGCTTATGTGATGGCATCTGACGAGGAGAGCATAAAGGAAGAGGCAGAGAACAAAATACTCAGCAAGGCGGTGCTTGGATGATTATTAACAAATCAATAGACATTGAAGATGAGATCAGACTTGCCCTGTCGGATTATCTGACAGCATATTGTCGTCCGCTTCCGGCTGATTATGCTCTGCCGCATATTCTGATCACGCTAGTTGGCGGAACTGATTCACAGACCATCGACACGTTTAGCGTGGTACTGGATTCCAGAGCTCACACGGAAGCATCGGCACTCGATTATCTGAACACGGCAATCGGCATCATAAAACAAGTGGCAAAAGAGCAGACAACTGCATTGCGCCACGTAACAGTAAATACATCCGGTTCATGGGGTGTGGACCCTGTCCGGCCGGATTTGGCAATGTGTTCGGCTCGTTTGGAAGTTGTAGCACATCAAACAAAAAAGGAGGTTTAATTCATGGACGTAAAACTTGGAGCTGGTCGTGCGACTGGTATGTTTTATCATGCGCCCGCCGGAACAGCGCTTCCGGCATATCCGTCTGAAACCCTTGACACAGCATGGGTTCATGTTGGTGACGTGTCTGACACAGGCATCACGCTTGCACTCGACAAATCTTCCGAAAATCTTCGGAACTGGGCGAACGTAATCAAGCGTGTAATCCTGACGGATCATTCCGAAACTGTTCAGGCGCCGATTATGGACACAACCGAGGAATCACTCAAGGCTGTCGTTGGCGCTGCTAACGTCACAGCGACCGCTGCTTCCGGATCGCATGGCAAGAAGGTGACAGTCAATCTGTCCGCCGGAAGTCTACCGGAGGAAGAGGCATTCCTGTGGATAATGAAAGACGGCGACGATCTTATTGCAATCGGATGTACAAACGGTCAGGTGTCCGCAGTTGACAATGTGACATTTGCGCCGGGTTCAGCTATTAACTGGACACCGACAATCACAGCAATGGGAGACAATGGATTCCAGCTGATCATGGAGGAGGCTGCTTCATAAATAAGCAGAAAAGGAAGGGAACAAAATGGCAGAATTTACACTGAAACCGAGAGAAATCGAAACTCTCAAACTGAACATTGGTGAGGAATCATTTCAGATTCCGCTTGCTGGAAGTCTTACCCCGGAAGAGGCGGCTCCACTCGACACCAATGAAGGCACGATTGCGTTCTTCCAGAAGTATTTATCAAAAGATGTAATTGCGGTGCTCAAGATTGATGATTACAACGCAATCACGCAGGCATGGCTTGATGCTTCCAAGAAGAAAAGCAAGAAAACACCGGGGGAATAATAAGCCTCGCGAAAGCAGTACTGGAATATCGCGAGGCGATTGAGTTTGACCTGCTCACGGAAACAGGTCACGAACTGAACGATGTCGGGCGCACCCTTTCATGGGATGCGCTCGATTCTTTTTTAAGTCATGCAGACCCAGAATCCGCACTGATGCGGGCGCTGAATCCTGATATGGCTAGTTGGTCTAACACGTTGAAAACAAATGCCGTTCTTGCAGATATCTTTGATGTGTTGATGATGATTAATGCAAATCTGATGGCGATCGGAAGCGGAAAGCGGGCAAAGCGCCCGAAGCCGTATCCGAGACCGGTGCAGCATGATCCTGAGAACGAACATCACTTCGGTCGTGGCGCACTGCCTGCCGCTGAACTGCATGAATGGATAGAAAATAAGAGGAAAGAACATGCCGGAAGTAGCGCAGGCCACAATAACCGTCACACCGGTTCTTGATGGCGCACAGCAATCTTTAACTGAACAATTAACAGGTGCTGCAGATCCAGCCGGCAAGGCTGCCGGTACTGCTGCCGGCCAAAGCATGGGGCAGGCGCTTAGCGATGGGATGTCCAAAGCGGGCGGAGCGCTTACGAAAGGTGTTACTGCTCCGCTGACGGCAATTGGAACAGCTGCAGTCGCTTCGTGGAAAGAGGTTGACACAGGGCTGGACACCATTGTGCAGAAGACAGGCGCATCAGGCGAAGCGCTTGATGGTATGCATGAGATTCTGAACAACATCACCACGTCCATCCCGACAGACTTTGCGACAGCCGGAGCGGCGATCGGAGAGGTCAGTACCAGATTCGGGCTGACAGGGGATGAACTGGAAAAGCTGTCAGGACAATTCGTCAAATTCGCAGGCCTGAACAATACAGATGTCGCAGGATCAGTCGATTCGGTGCAGAAAGCGCTGTCTGCGTTCGGAATGGATGCCACTGACGCATCACATATGCTTGATGTCCTGAACAAAGTCGGGCAGGAGACAGGCGTCTCTGTGGATACCCTGACGAATGGCTTGATTCAGAATGGCACAGCGTTCCAGCAGATGGGACTTGACGCCGATCAAGCGGCCATTTTCATGGGTAAGATGGAAAAATCCGGCGCCAATTCGGAAACAGTCATGCAGGGTCTTCGTAAAGCGTTGAAGAACGCGGCTGAGGACGGTCTCGACATGAACGAGGCGCTTGCACAGCTTCAGGATGGCATTCTGAACGGCAAAGATGGTATGGACGGACTGACCGCTGCCTATGAACTGTTCGGAAAATCTGGTGATCAGATATATGGGGCGATCCAGAACGGAACGATTGACTTCACGAATCTTGGCAATGCGTCAATTGATGCGGGCAATTCAGTCAGTTCAAGTTTCGAAGGTACACTAGATCCGATGGACAACTTCCAGACCACGCTGAACGACATCAAGATCCTTGGTGCCGATATCGTCTCGGCGGCGGGTCCTGCGCTCAAGGACATATTCCAGGGCATTGCGGACACAGTCGAAAAGGTATCCGAAAAGTGGTCGAGCCTGTCTCCAGAGATGCAGACATTCATCACGAAAGCCGCTGGCATTGCGGCGGTCGTAGGTCCGATCCTGATGATCGGCGGAAAGGTTGTTGGCGGGATCTCAAAGATCACAGGCGGGATCGGCAGTCTGGTCGGCAAAATCGGCGGACTTGGTTCTGCTGCTTCAACAGCGACCGCTCCTGTGTCAACTGCCGCAGGATCGTTCGGCACATTCGCCGGTCAGGCATTAAAAATGATTGCGGCAGCGGCTGCGCTCTGGATTGCGGCACAGGCCATGCAGACATTGGTCAATGCGGCGATTCAGATATCGTCCGCCGGTGGTCTTGCGATCGGCGTGCTTGCTGGCATGGTTGTCGCTATTGGAGCACTTATGGCGGTTGCTTCCGCAGTCGGTCCGGGACTCACAGCGGGAGCGGCTGGACTTGTTGCGTTTGGTGCTTCGGCGGTGATGATCGGCGCAGGTGTCGCTATTGCGTCTGCTGGGATCAGTCTGTTGATTGCATCCGTGGCCATGCTTATTGCAACGATTGTCGCAGGCGCACCGCAGATCAATTCGATTGTTACGACTATCGGAACAACAGTAAGTGGAGTGGTGACTTCTGTATCTGACGGAATCACACAGATCATTGACGCCATCTCAGGCGGCCTGTCTGGAGTGCTTGATTCGCTGGCGGGCGTGTTTGATTCGATCGGAAATGCCGCGCTGAATGCAGGCACAGGCTTTGGGCAGCTTGCTGATGCTGTTGTGAATCTCGTACAGAATACAGGCGTTGTCGATCTGGCGAGCACACTGGCGGCAACTGCAAAAGGTGTTAAGGACATTACGTCAGCTGCATCGGACGCAGGCAAGGGAGCGGCAGGCATCAATCAGCTTGGCACATCGCTCGGCAAACTCACGACAAGCGCCAGAAATGTCAGTTCGAATTTCAAATCGTTTTCAACCTCGATCAAGTCAACCATGACGACTGCGGGCACCGCGATAAAAAATGCTGACCTGAACAGCAAAATGCGGTCGATGATGACCAAGGTTATTTCGACTGCAAAATCACAGATACAGACACTGCAGGCGGCGTTTAGTAATACAAAATTCAGCTTTAATCAGCATATTGCACTTCCGCACTTCTCGATGTCTGGAAAATTCGATGCAAAAACAGGAGCGGTTCCGACCGTCACTGTATCGGGATGGTGGGCGAAAGCAGCTCAGTATGGTGCGCTGTTCACTGAACCGACAATCATCGGCGTTGGTGACGCAAACGAGGGTGAAGTCCTGCTGGGCGAGAAGAAACTCCGTGAACTGGCAGGCGGCGGAAACGGCATCACAGTCAATCTGAACTATGATGCATCCGATGACGCAAACGACATGGTTCGTGATCTTGCACGAAACATCAGACGATACAGAATGGCGGGGGCAATTTAAATGGCGTATACATACAAAGGTACGAAAGTCAAAGGAACAGGCAGCTCCGCCAAGAAGGGGCACGCGGCGACCAAGAAGGGCGAAAGCTACTTCAACACTTCCGAAGGTCATGTCTATGAATCGACCAAGAAGGGCGGCAAGGGCGACAAGATTTGGAAATACAAAAAGACAGAAATCTGTAAAAAACCAGATACTGCCGTCAGTAACCTGAAGCTGAAGCGTGACAGTGCCTATGTCATGAAAGGTACCTGGGGTGTTCCGAAGAAGCTGACCGACAAAGAGAACGGCGGACGCGCCACTGATCTGAAAATCACATGGCGGTTAGGCGTTTCAGGTTCTGATCCGAAGAAGGCATACACTGACAAGAAGGAAACCGACACAGAAGAAGTTATCAATCTGAACAACGTAAAATTCGGAAATAAAGTTTACAAACGGTCTGAGTTTTATCCGTTCAAGGGCAAGTTAAAACTTGACTATGTGACGTTGCAGGTCGCTCCGGGCAACACAAAAGGGGTCGGTTCTCCGGTTAAGGTTCAGACAGGTTTCAAGGTTCCGGTAGAGCCGTCAATCGGAGATTTTTCGTTCGATACGGAAACAGGTCTTGTGTCTGTCACCATTACAACTGATGCAGGTGCGGGTCTTGAAGAGCGGTATGACACACGTTACAAGATGACGATCAGAAATACACGAACGGGGGAAACATGGATTCCGCAAGGGAGTAATTCGTCATCGACCAGCACAAGCATCACACTGACTTACAACGTCAGCGACTATCAGCAGTTCTCGTACGATCAATATGCCGAAATCACCGTGGAGACATGGGCAAGAGGCTTCAAGGGCGATTCCAAGCACGTTACAAAGAAATACTATGTCGGTTATCCGGCACAGCCCACAATTGAAGACATTGACGTATCTTCCAAGAGCTCATCAGGAAAATGTACGGTCAGGATCAAGACCAACAGTACCACGGCACATCCTGTTGACAGAGTGCGTCTCGAAACACTTGCAAATGTTGACTATGCGAGCGCTGCGGAAATACCGGGCGATGCCGCTTGGGAATCCACAGACATCATTGACGATGCGGCTTGCACGGCTCTTGCAATCGGTGTGTCGAGCCTGATCCCGGATCGCGGTAAGCATACATGGGTCCGTGTAAAATCGTGGCATCTGTCTGAGGCTGTCCTGTACAGATATTCGGGATATGCCGAAGTCAAAGCGCTGTTTGATCCGGCACAGACCGCGGCAGATGATGAGATCAAAATCCTGTCAGCAGTACCGGGAGATGATGGCAAATCAATCGTTGTGCTTCTGGGTTGGAACGCTGACGGACAGGATGATTCGACAGGCACTGAACTAACATGGTCAGATGACGCAAACGCATGGCGGTCTACGAAAAATCCTGATTCATACGAATTCACATGGTCTGATGATCCTGTGACGCATGAGGGAATCACTTATCACAACAGTGCAACAGTACACATCAGCGATCTGGATGAGGGAACAAGCTACTACATTCGTGCACGGAGATATCTGGAGGATGATGTAACCACATACTCACCTTATTCCAACATCGCAACGTGCTTTACATCTGAACGACCTGAAGCGATCGTTGCAAGCTGTGGAAGATATGTGCCGACAGGGGCATCACTGCCGGTCTATTGGACATTCTCTGGAAATGGCTTGCAGACTGCTTGGCAGATCGTAGACACCAACGGCACCATCATTGCAAATGGTGAAGGGTCGATAGGTGCAACACAGATCACTGCTGACAGGCTCGCACAATTCGCTACGAACAACAGCATAACATTCACGGTGCAGGCGTCAACAGGATCAGGTTTTGTCGTATCAGAAGAGCACACAGTAACAATCGTGGACAATCCGACAATCAGCCTGGATGTGACCACACCGCTGACAGTTCAGCCAATGGCGTTTGGCGTGACAGCTTCGGCGCTGTGCGACCTGATCGTGATTGCATCTAGTACAGGAGCAAACGGCCAGTTCCCTGACGGCATACGAAGACAGACAGCAGGAGACACCGTGCACAGCGCAGTGTACTCGCCGGTATGGACGGAAGAGAATGACACGCTGACAGCAACGGTTGAACTGCCGTCTGGTCTGGATTTCTGGGAAGGATGCAGATACGAAATCGAAGTCACAGCAATCGACCGATCGACCGAACTGCGGTCCGAGCCGGTGACAGTGCCGTTTGAGATCGCATGGGCGCATCAGGCTCCGAGCGTGTATCCTGTTGTGACTTATGCGCTGTCGGCAGATACAGAAGCAGATATTGAAAAGAACTATTATGAATACGACAGCACCACACAGACATACAATGTCGTGATGGAAGTGGACACTACTGACGATCCAGCTGCCGGAGGTTGGTATGAGATGACGGAGACGCCTTGTGTCACGCTCACGCCGATCGACACCACGGATGATGACGGCACGCACCGGCAGGCGGTACAGATCAACCTGACGCCGCCGACAGGATCAGCAAGTACGGATGTGTATGACATCTACAGGCTGACAGGTGACGGAGCATACTTGATCGGCGAAGGCTTCCCACTGACATACACGGCAGTCGATGAGTATGCGCCATTCGGTACAGAGCTGACACTGCATTACAGAGTGGCGATCAGGACGGCTGATGGTGATTTTGAATTCGCCGACATTGAATATGTCGCTGAAGGAAACAATATGCGATTCGACTGGGCGGAAGGCTATCTGGAACTGCCGTACAATCTCAGCATTGCAGACAAGTACAAGAAGGACGTTGATGTCCGCAATCACATGAACGGATCAACGGACGCTTATTGGAACCAGAACGTCAGCCGAGCGGCATCATTGAACAGCGACCTGATTTATCTTGAACAACAGGATGAGATCACTCTTGCCAGACAGCTTGCCAGATACACAGGTCCTGTATTTGTCCGCACACCGGACGGATCAGCTTATGAGGCAGACGTACAGGTGTCCGATCTGTCAGGCGATGGTCGCATGAGTGCAATTGCATTGGACGCAACTGAAATTGGTCTGACACAGGAGTTTATCTTGCCGACACCGTTCGAAGTCACAGAACCGGAGGGATGATATGGATTGGAGTCAATCATATTCAGCTGAATGGCGAATCTTCCGGGTGAATCGTGATACCTGGGCGGATGCCGAACAGGTCATGAACGTGGACGCAGTGAACGTCACACGGACCGCGGACGGTGATCTATTGGAGTCCGGCGGGATAGATGCGACAGGTGATCTTCGGCCAGACTATTACAGGATCGTCATGACGGCAATACAGGGCGGTGAAGTCGAGCGTGTAGACGTTGCCACACTGCTGTTTGACGCGAACGGCGGAAACGTAAATCACGCAGTGCATACACAGGACATGAACGGTTATTCGGTATTATACCCTGCGTCACGCACTGCTGTGATTGCGGGAGAATATGCACCGGCAGGCATTGACGGCGCACGGTATGCGGGCGATTTGCTTGCCAGTGCGATTAATGCGCCGGTCGTGGTCGAAGGTGTATTCACACTGAACGATCATATCGTGCATGAGATCGGCTCGTTTGTACTGGATGCGGTCTGGGCGGTTCTGGATGCAGGCGGTTTTGTCATTCAGATCGACGGTCGTGGAGTCGTCCATATCAGACCAAAACCGAAAGACCCGACTCTGATTCTGGATTCCAAGAACACAAGACTGTTGCAGAATGGCATTGATTATGATGCTGATTTGAGCGAGATACCGAACAGGTATGTCGTGATCGTGGACAACAACAAAACCATCGCAATCAATGACGATCCGAACAGCGAAGTCAGCACGGTCAACAGAGGTTATCTGGTTGACGAAGTGGACGAATCTCCGACACCTGTGAACGGTGAAACGATTGGAGCATATGCCGCACGCAGACTTGAAGAAATGAGTGTACTGGAAACACAGCACACATACAAACGTGAATATGCGCCTGACGTGTATCTGTATGACATTGTCCGTGGTTCGATAGATGGTCTGGAAGGCGACATGAGAGTCAAATCCCAGACGGTCAACTGCGGCAAAGGCGTCACGATACAGGAGAAGGCAGTAAGAGAGGAGGCTTTATGGCAGAGAATTTCA